ATGTATAGACACCTCTTGATAAGTTTTGTTCATTTTATTTTTCTTTGTTTTTTGAACATATGTCCAATCATTTAACATAAAATCCTCTATTACTATTATAGGGTAAGTTTTGTTTATATACAACTTTATTTTTTCTTTGTATCTTTTTCTATCTCCAATTTTGCATACAGGAGATGTACCCCAATTAGGATCGTACATCCATAAATTATTACCATACTCAAAAACACAAACTGCATGGCCAAGTATAGCTTCTTTATCGTCTTTGTAGCCAAAGGTAAAACCATAAACACTATTCCAAGAGTCTGAGGTAGTTACTAAAAGAAGATTACATCTTGAAGCATAAATCATTGCATCAACAAAACAAGAATTAGGAAGATTTGTTATTGAGTTATATTTTTTTAATTCAAAACCAATTTTTAAGCAGGAGATCCAAGATACGATTAATGCTAACCCAACAAGTAATGTTTTTGTTTTCCAATTCCAGAGTTTATTTAGTTTGTCTATCATCCAATCTATATTTTAAATAAAGATCTTTACGAGCCATTTGTACTATTTACACCATATTCATAATTATCAGAATCTTCAGTAATCCATTTTGGACTGTTTTCCGAAGTATAAATATGAGAATTTATCTTTCTTTGTAATATTAATTCATTTGGTTTTGTTGCAAAACTTGGATCAAATACTCTAATTCTATTATTTGGTTGTATTGCAAAATTACCATTATCAAGCTTTATAACATGACCCGCTTTGTGCTGATCTGGTTTTTCACTAAATCCAAAATTTAATTCATTATAATCACTATGCGCCCAATCAAGAGTAAACAAATAACGCCCCATGTATTCTTTGCCACTTCTTCCAGTATATTTAACTACTTTATTTTGTAATAAATAAAAAGTTGTTACAGCTATATGATAACTAAAACTATCCCACAATTCTAATTCTTCTAATTCCATATCTGGTGCATCTTCTTTAGAGCAAAACGAACTTATCGGAGCATGCCACCAAATACCACCATCTTCCATAAGAAAATTAAAAAGTGGAACTTGACTTGGCAAACTTGTAACACCAAAAATTAAACATTTATATTTTTTATCAAAACTATCTTCCTGATTTCTAAGAAAATTACCACGCACGAAGCATTCAATTGGAGGTATGTTGGTATTTAAAAAACTCATAATTTCTCTATATAAGATTACACTGTGTAATGACTTTTATAGCTTAAATAAGGAAAGCTACCTAACATTAACTATGAAAAAAACATTCAAAATAACAGATAGAAATATATTCGAAGGCGAAAAAGCAAATCCACAAAATTGTGCAATTGCCAAAGCCATTAAAAAAGAAATGAAAAGTAAAATACAAGATGTTTCTGTATTACCTTCTCACGTAACTCTTAGAATAGATAATAAAATGTTTATTGCTGAAATGCCTAAATATGGTTCAGATTTTATAAAAAGATTTGATCATGGCCAAGCAGTAAACAATTTTAAATTGAATTTAAATTTCAAAAAAGGTTACGCTTTAGTTTAATTATTTTATTCTTAAGAATAAAATGGTTATTTAAGATATTTGGGGTGTAATTATAGGTAGTAAGTTTAATGTCTAAAAAAAATAAACAAAAAGAAGACAAGTCAGTTCCTGTTCCTCAAAGAGATAAAATTGAAGGTTTCTTAACTATTCGCGAATTACAATGGACAGATAATCAAAAGAAGTTTATTCAATTACTTCAAGATAAGAACACTAAAATGGTTTTCTGTAAAGGCCCAGCAGGAACAGCCAAAAGTTTACTTAGCGTATATGCAGCTCTAAATGCTATAAATCAGAAAAAAATTGGCGAAATATTTTATGTTCGTAATCCTGTAGAAAGTTCTTCTCACAATTTAGGCTTTCTTAAAGGCGATCTTCACAGCAAATTAGATCCTTATCTTCAACCCTTAATGGACAAGCTTTATGAACTGCTTCCAAAAAATCAAGTAGAAATGCTATTAAAGCAAGAACGTGTTAAAGGATTACCAGTAGGATTTCTTCGTGGTTTGAGTATTAATGGTAGTTATATTATATGTGACGAAGCTCAAAATTTAAGTGTTCATGATTTATTATTAATCACTACAAGAATGGGTAGGTTCAGTAAATTGATATTAATTGGAGATATTCGTCAAGCAGATATTAAAAATAGTGGTTTTGAAAAAATATACAATTTATTTGATGATAAAAAAAGTAACGATAAGGGAATATGCACATTTAAATTTGGCAGAGAAGATATCATGAGAAATGATATTTTAGCTTATATTATAGAAAAATTTGAAGAATTGAATTAATAATGTTTTGAATTTTATCAATATATATAGTATAATATATATTATGTTAAAGATATATTGTCAAGATTGTGGATCTCCTACCTCGTATACCAGTTTAAAACCTAAATTTTGCAGTTCATGTGGAAAATCGTTTGACAAAACTATTGTAGTTAATAAAGTGCAGATGGAAAAACCAACATTTACAAAACCTCAAAGACCTCAAAATATTCAAAAACAAGTCAAATCAAATATAGATGAAGATTATGATTACGATAATGAAGATTCGGATAATATTAATTACGTACCAAATATAAATAAAATTGATATTGAAATAAGTGAAGTTAAACCTACTAAAATTAGAATGGGAGATATAATCTCAAATCTTCCAGAAGAAGCTTTCTCTAGTACTGAAAATGTTAAGCCAACTAAAACAAAAAAAGGTAAAGCTGTACCAAAAAAGAACAAGCAAAAAAATTCAGAATTCTTAAATCAATTTAAGGCCGAAGCTGGAACTTTAAGACCATCTTATGCAAGAAATAGGAAAGAAATAGATGGCTAAGAAAACAAAGTTTGAAGATAGAATTGATGAAATAAACACTGAAATTTTAAAAAGAAAAAATAAGTGGAATTTGACAGCTATTGCTTGGATGGATTTTGCAGATGTTTCTCAAATTTTAAGATTTCATATTTATAGAAAATGGCATTTATATAATCCAACAAAACCATTGGCGCCTTGGGTTAATCGTATTATAAGTAATCAAATTAAAAATTTAATACGAAACAATTATAGCAACTATACCAGACCTTGCCTCAAATGTTCTGCAGCAGAAGCAGATGATGGTTGTGCAATTTATCAAAAACAATGCGCGAATTGTCCTCTTTATGCGAACTGGTCAAAAAGCAAAAAGAACGCTCATGATACTAAATTAACTTTAAGTTTAGAAAATCATGTTCAAGAAATACATGAGATTCCAAATGAAAATTTTAACATTGAGCAAAGTGTTTCAAATACGCATAAGAAAATGGAACAAGTTTTAAAACCTATAGAATGGAAAGTATATACTTATCTTTATATAGAAAACAAGAACGAAGAACAAACAGCTAAATTAATGGGCTACAAAACTACAGAAAAAAATAGAATGGCAGGATACAAGCAAATTAAAAACATTAAAAAAGCAATCATAACAAAAGTTAAAAAACATTTATACAATGGAGATATTGATATATCATGAGCGAAGATATTCTCATTCTAACAGAAGAGCAACAATTAAAACTATTAAATGAATGGAATAATCGCACCGATAATCCACCATCATTAGTAGAATTAGTTCAATTAGCTTTTGGAAGAGATGATTTAGATGGCAGAAGCAAAGAGGGAAAAGCTGTTAAAAATTTTTTAGCTAGTAGACAAATTAAACCCAAGAAGAGTCACGAGTATCAAGCTAAAGGGCTTATTGAATTATCTATAGAACAAAAAGAATACATTAGCAATAATTGTCATACAATGACAGGACTTGAAATGTCAAAGATACTATTTAAAAATGAATCCCTAACTAATCTATGTCAAGAAACTAGAAGCGTTTTGGAATATATGAAAAATATTCCTAGTAATATTAAATTCAATAATACAGAAAACGAAAATGCAGCAACAGAAGGATATAAACCACCTCGCAGCGAAGAAAGAATGATAGTTAAAATTAATAAATATGTTTTAGATGGTATTGATAAAAACAAACTTACCCATAAACATAAAAAAGAAATTAATTCACTCATTAGTTATATGAATACTCATAGATTTATTCATCAAATGAACATTTATGATAATGAAGCTGATAGAGAACTATTCGAAAGTAGTTTTGTTAGATATACTTACGACAAAGGAGACCTTTCTCAAGAAGAAGTAGATCAATATATTGTGCTTTGTACAGAGGTTGTTATATCTTCTAATATTCAACAAACAATTAATGTACTACAACATCAAATTGAACTTTCCATGCAAGAAGATGGTAAGATCCCAATGGCTCTTGTTGAAGCTAGTAGTACAGCTAGAAAAGAATATAATGATTGCGTAAATCGTCAGCAAAAATTAAACAATGATCTTAAGGTAAAACGTAGCGATAAACTAAGCAAGCAAGTAAAAGAAACCGCATCAGTTATAAATCTTGTTCAAATGTGGAAAGAAGAAGAGAGTAGAGCTAAACTTTTAAAAATGGCAGAAATGAGAAAGAAAACTATTGAAAAAGAGATAGATAGATTATCCACAATGGAAGAAATAAAATGCAAGATATTAGGAATCTCTAGAGATGAGATTTTAAATGGATGAGCGTAATATGTAAAGTAGATGGTAAAGAGTTCAAAGATGAAAAAAGTCTTCATCTTGCACTTAGAGGATATGGTTTAAATAAAGAAAAATATTATCATACTTATTTTCCAAAGAAAGATTTATTAACTGGTGACGTTATTTTATTTAAAACAAAAGAACAGTATTTAAATAGCGATTTTAACGATAAGAATAATATGAAGAAATGGCTTAAACAACAGCCATTACAAGAAGCTCAAGATTACTGCAAGAATCTTTTAATCAAAAGAAAACACGAAAAGAATCTAATATATTCTCCGACACAAATAGAACTTAGAACAATAATGAGTCCATCTATCATTTCTTATAATCAAATATTTAATGATTATTATCAATTATGTTCAGAAGTAGGATTAGAGAATAAGTATATTCACCCAAACGCTATAACAGATCAATTTGAAAATAAATTATCATCACAAGATACTATTTACGTAGACACAAGAGAACAAAATTGGCTCAAGTTTAATGTTCCATTTGAAATTAAAACTTTATCTTTTGGCGATTATGCTTGTAGTAATGATAATTGTGGATGTTATATAGAAAGAAAAAGTCTTAGTGACTTTATAAGTACTTTAAGTGCAGGTAATTTTGATAGATTTAAAAATGAAATAGATAAGTCTAGAAAAAATAATTGCAATCTAATTGTTATTGTAGAAGAAAAATTATCTAATGCTTTAAGCTTTCAATATCTTCCTCATATTAGCAAAAAAATTAAAGCTACTCCAGAGTATATCTTTCATAATGTTAGATCCCTTATACAAGAATACAGTAATCTACAATTTTTGTTTGTAGATGGTAGAGAAGAAATGAAAAGAGCAATTGAATCTATATTTGCAAGTGAATGTTTTTATAGTAAAGTAGATCTTCAATTAGCTTATGATATGAAACTATTATGATATACTGTCCAGATAAATATATTAGAGAAGTTAAAGATGTTAATGCGGAATTAGCAGAACTTAAGGGTTATCTTAATGATAAAGAAGCTAAAATTAGTTTAGCAAAATTTCTTAGAGCAAATCTTGGGTTTACAACTGAACTTATTAGCGGAGTAAAGCTAGCTCCCTATCAAGAGATTCATCTCAAAGCTTTGATGAATAGAAATTTTAACATGTGCGTTTTTGGTCGTGGTTGCGGTAAATCATTTATTGCTGCAGTGTTTTGCTTTCTTCAGTGTGTATTTGAACCAAATACTAAAATTCTTATAGCTGGTCCAACATTTAGAACTGCTAGATTTATCTTTAATAATCTAGAAAAGATAGTTGAAAGTTCTGGTGCTGAATTACTTGCTCAATGTTTTGGAGCAAAAGCAAAACGTAATGATCAATTTGAATGGCAAATTAATGGTGGAAGTATAGTAGCTATTCCTCTAAACGGAGAAAAGATTCGAGGATTTCGAGCAAACATTCTTGTGCTTGACGAGTTTCTTTTGCTTCCAGAAGAAATTATTAAAAACGTATTAATGCCATTCTTAGTAGCTCCACAAAACATCAAAGAGAGAATGGAGATACGAGAATTTGAAGACAAATTAATTGAAGAAGGTTTAATGAAAGAAGAAGATAGAATGGTATTTGAAAATACAAGTAAAATGGTCGCTCTATCTTCTGCTAGTTATACTTTTGAAAATCTTTATAAAACATATTCTGAATGGTGTACAAAAATTTTAGAAAAAGAACAAGGCGAAGCAAAATACTTTGTAAGTCAATTAAGTTATGAAGCTTTACCAGAAGAAATGATCGATAAAACAATTATTGAAGAAGCTCAAGCTGGCGGATCAAGTCATAGTAGTTTCCTTAGAGAATATTGTGCTCGATTTACGGATGGTAGCGATAGTTATTTTAATGCAAAAAAGATGGAAGAATGTACTTTGAAATTAGGAGAAAAACCTCATACTCTTTTAAAAGGCGAATCAAATAAAAAGTATGTTCTTGGAATAGATCCTAATATGAGTGATAGTCCAAATGCAGATTATTTCGCTATGGCAGTATTAGAAATAGACGAAGAAACAAAAACGTCTAGTTTAGTACATACTTATGCTGGATTAGGTAATTTAAAAAATCACGTTGCATATTTTCATTATATAATGACTCATTTTAATATTATATTTATAATCCTTGATAATGCAGGATCTGACGTTTTCTTATCTAGTTGTAATGAATCAGAGTTATTTAAAAAGGATAAATTAAATATTAAATTATTAGATTTTAATTCAGATTCAGAGGGTCTAGATTATGATTTAATGGTACGAGATATTAGAAATAAATATAATTTACAAGATGGTAGAATAGCTATTAATCAAGTATTTACTAGCAATTTTATTAGAAAAGGTAATGAATATTTACAAGCTTGTATTGATTATAAGAAAATTTGGTTCGCTTCAAATACTGGTGGTAATGAAGATTTCTTTAATAAAGTCATGAATAGCAATGCTAATTTAAGTTTAATCCGCACAGAAGACAAGAAAGATTGGACTACTTTAGATTTTATAGAAAATCAAGATGATTTCATATATCAAACTAAGAAACAATGTGCTTTAGTTGAATATACATCTACTAGCCGTGGTAATCAAAACTTTGATTTGCCTCAACATTTAAAAAGAAGTGCCTCTGCTAATAAAGCCAGAAAAGACAATTATTCAGCTTTAATGCTTGCAAATTGGGGGTATAAATGTTATAATGATATTATGTCTCAGCCAGAAATATTAGAAACTCCAACTTTTTCGCCTATAATGATTACATAAAGTGTAATAATTTAAACAAATGTCTAAAAAAAATCAAAATAAAACAAAAATCGCTAAAAATAGCGATATTCAACCTCTAATGGTATCCGAAGCTAGTACTAGTAAAATGTATGAAGCAAAAGCGTCAGATGATACAAGATCTAGAAGAAATTTAGCTGGAAATATAGTAAGAACTGAAAGATATAAGAATATTGATGATGGATTGATACCTTTTAAATATTCTACTGGTATTAAAGGCAGTTCAAATATCAATATTAGAGATGCTGTTATTCTTTGTCAAAAATGCTATTATAACTTTGCAATTTTCCGTAATACTATTGACTTAATGACAGAATTTAGTTCAAGTCATATATATTTTCAAGGTGGAAGTCAAAAAAGCAGAGATTTCTTTTCCGCGCTCTTTAAGAAGATAAATATATCTGACTTACAAGATAAATTTTTCAGAGAATATTATCGTTCTGGCAATGTATTTCTTTATAGGTTCGATACTCAAATTCAAGATTCTGATATAAGTAAAATCACTCAAACATTTGGCTTAACAAGCAAAGCTTCTGTTAGTTTACCAGCAAGATACATTGTTTTAAATCCAGCAGATATTCAAATTGGTGGAAGTATTAATTTTGCAGTTGGTAGGTATTATAAGATTCTAAGTGATTATGAATTAGAGAGATTAAAGAATCCAAAAACAGATGAAGACAAGGAAGTATTTAATAGCTTACCAAAAGAAACTCAAAATCTAGTAATGCAAAAAGGCATAGGCATATTAAGTATTCCTCTCGAAAGAGATAAGATCGCAGCTGTATTTTATAAAAAGCAAGATTACGAGCCATTTGCTGTTCCTATGGGTTTTCCAGTATTAGAAGATATCAATTGGAAAGCTGAGATGAAAAAAATGGATATGGCTATTACAAGGACTATGCAACAAGCTGTTCTTTTAATTACTATGGGAGATACTCCTAATAATGGTGGTATTAACCAAAAGAATCTTGAAGCTATGAGAGGTCTTTTTGAAAATCAAAGCATTGGAAGAGTTCTTATTGCAGATTATACAACTAAAGCTGAGTTTGTTATTCCAGAAATCGGTAATCTTATTGGACCAGAAAAATACGAAGTCGTAGATAGAGATATTCAAATTGGTTTGAATAATATTCTTATTGGTAGCGAAAAATTTGCCAATACAAGTATCAAAGTCCAAGTATTCATGGAAAGATTAAAACAAGCTCGTCAAACTTTTATTACTGAATTTTTAGTTCCAGAAATCCGCAGAATAAGTAAAGATCTTGGTTTTAAAAATTATCCAGAACCAGTATTTGAAGATATTGATCTTAAAGATGATGTTCAATACTCTAGAATTTATAATAGATTAATGGAACTTGGCATCTTAACTCCAGAAGAAGGACTTAAAGCTATTGAAACTGGTAGACTTCCTACTAACGAAGAATCTCTTGAATCACAAGTAAAATATAAAGATTTAAGAGATCAAGGATTTTATCAACCATTAATTGGAGGAGCTCAAGCTGGAGGTGCTGGTAGACCAGCTGGATCAACTGGAATTCCTCAAAGCACTAAAAATATTAAACCAATTGGCCAAGGACAACAATCAAAAGCTTCTATTGAAGAAAAGTATAGCGTATTAAAAATTAAAGAAAATCTCTCTAAAGCTCAAAAATTAGAAGAAGAAGTGGGTGCAAAATTAAGAGAAATGCATAATATTAAAAAAATGAGCAATCAACAAAAAGAAATAGCAGAACAAATTTCTCATATTATTATTGCTAACGAAAGTCCAGAAAATTGGAATGATAAGATATCAGATTACATTTCTAATCCAGTAGATACAAATGAAACAGCAGTAAAAGAAATTCAAGAGATCGCTTATAATCACCAACTTGATAGTTATATCTCAAGCATATTGAGACATAGTAAAATTTAAATTTAAATTAATTTTTTAAATTAAGTAAACCAAACGTTAATTCCGCCAGATGGCGCGCATACAAAGTTTTTATTGGTATTACTAGCTAAAGCAAGGGCCGTGTTATTCGCAATAAGGGTTGAAGAATCAAAAATTCTATCTGTTGTAGGATTTGCGTAAACATTAATTGCTTGACCTGCTCTATTTTTGACTTCTATTTCCATTCCAGCTAATGCAGCTGGAAGAGTCAATGCGCCATTTAAAATTCCAGCCCCAGTCACGATAACTTTATCACTTATAATTGTTGTTGAACTAGCTTGGGTTGTTACTCCTGCCCCACTATAAGTAAGTGTACTTTTTAAGAATTTTCCAGTAGCTAAAACTATATCAGTATAAGCATCTCCTAAAGTGGTATTTCCATTAACATTTAAATTTCCTGTCAAGGTACTGTTTGCGGCAACTTGTAAAGTGTTTATGAATGATGTTCCCCAATTTAAAGCGGAACTTCCAAGGTTTCTTGCGTTATTTGTAGACGGAGTTATATCGGAAGCAGATCTTGCTGTGAATGTGACGGTATCAGATGTAGCGTCTCCTAAAGTAGTATTT